ACAACCTTTCCTTTGCGGGATACGACTAGTCGAATCGACCTTTTCCCCCAGTGGTAAAGGCTTTCCGCCTGACGGATTGCGTGAGCGCGCAACTGTTGAATGTTTTTCCCCGCCAACTCCCTCGCATCGTCCGTTCTAAGCCTCATACACGGATACCAGGCGTCAGACCCCACCTCTAAGGCTGGGAGGCCCCTGAGGGCCTCCAGAACGGCGCTGAGGGGCAGCCTCTCAGACAGGCTTTCCCCCGTATCCTGCTTCTCCATGTCATTTGTTGCACGATTGAAGACAATGTTGACGCCGCGACGCCTCTCAATGTCCAAATCCTTCAACACAACTACCGGAACCTGCGTAGCCCCAAGGTCACGCGCCGCATCCAGCCTTTGGTGGCCGGACAGCACCTCCCCCTTGTCCGTGACGTACATCGGCAACAACCAACCCAACTTTTCGAGACTGGCTTTCACCAACTCGAACCGGCCAGGATCAGTGCGCCGAGGATTGTACGGCGCTTTAGACAACGTCTCAATGTCGACCAGCACCGGGTGGACGAACTTGGGCCGTCTCTTCTTCATCGCGTCAGGGAATACGAGTACTGCCATTCCGTGAACGTCGGATGCTCCGCGACCTTCGCCGCCCAGAACGGATCGTCGTACCTGAGCACAGTGTCAAACCGGGACACGAAATACTCAGAGAACCCTGCCTCCACCAGAAGCCAATACGGGGTTCCCGACAGCACCTTCGTTTCATCCTCGTTGAATGTCACGTTCATCTCCGCCCCCCGAAGAGACGGGTCGGCCATCAACTCCTTGACGCGTTCAGCAACTTCCTGATACGTCAAATAGATGTAGCCGCCATCATCTTGCCCAGGGGTCTGTATAAGCGCAGACGCTGACACAGCAACAACGGCCCATAGAAGAAACACTGCGAGCATCACCGCCACCGCGGCGCAAAGACGGGTTATCCAATCCATTGTGACCCTCTCGTCATTTTTTGAACTCGTTATTCCCAGTCGTTGGGTCAGCGACAGATGCCCACACCTGGAACTGTGACGGATCCAACTGAAGCAACTCGCCGATGCGGCGACCTCGTTCATCCTTCGTCAAATACCCGTCAGCCATCAGAGACTGCTCCCAATCCGAGTACTGCTTACCGCATGTCGAAATGGTAGACCCGCCAATCTTGATTGTTGCCACCCGCCGGACATCGCCAGGAGCACCAATCGTTGCTACAGGGTCCCTCTCCTGGGGAAGATCTTTCAACACGTCGTCTATATCTATAGGGGAGAACCCTGTCCCGTCGAGACTGTCCAAATCCATTAGGACCGACGCCAACGCCATGTTGTAGTAGCCAGCCTTGTCGGCGAGACGATTATCAGCCAGCATGATACGCGCCGCCTCTTCGTCGGTTACGTCAACAAACGTGACCGGGATCATGTCCCACCCCAGCGACCTGACTGCCTGCCAAGTGTTATTGCCCTTGAGGATCAGACTGGAAGATTCCTGCACGGCTATTGGGCGATAGATGCCGTTGACCCGCAACGATTCCGCTATCGCCCCGATGTCGCCTTGGCGGGCGTTCTCTGGGTGAGGCTCGACCGAATCGACAGGCACCCACACACAACCATCCAACCCTGAATGTCGGGGGGTTTCACCCGAGATGTGCCCCCAGCGCTTTCCTGCCTTTGTTGGTTTTGCCTCAGGGTCGTCGGTTAAGCCGAGACGCACACGGATTGTTTCCAAGGCGTCTTTCTGGTCGCCCATCGCGTCGAACCATTCCTGAAAATACCCTGCCTCTACAAGCAGAAGGTTTTTCCCGACGTGGATCTTCTTCGTTGTTGCTTCGACAGGTTCGTTGTCGTCTGACCCGCCGCCGAACAGGTCCTCTTCGTCTTCCAACTGCTGAAGTTGTTCCAACGAACGCCGATCCCACCCTGTGCCCTCAAGGTCGGGGCGGAGACGCTCAATCAGTTTGATCAAATTCGGGCGATCGTATGTCGCCAAATCCGATGTCCTGTTGTCGGCCAGCAAGATGCGTTTCGCCTGGGCATCATCAACCTCGACGTAGATGGCAGCGATCTCACCCCACCCTAAAGATTTCGCTGCCTTCCAAGTGTGGTTACCCGCGAGGATGTTGCCGTTCCTGAGATCGGCGACAATCGGGGAGTACTGGCCGTTGACGTTGAGGCTTTCAGCGATCCCCTGAACATCCCCCCTGCGCGGGTTCGCAGGGTGGGATTGAACAGAGTCGATCGGTATGGCTAGACCCTCAAGGTCCGCAGCGATATTTGCCACTAAGCGGCCTGGGTGATCCTGTTGTGGTCTCTGCCGTGGGTTGTCCACTTGTGGATCCACTGCTTGGAGCACTCAAGCGCCTCGGCGAGATTCTCCAAGGTTTCACCGTGCTTGCGGGCAAAGCGAAGATCGTTCAGCAGGGCGTCCTGGGCTCTGTGATAGTTCTCTTTCGCTGCGACCATGTTGGCGTGGCTGTCCTGCACCAACTGCACGATTTCCTCAACTGGTTCTGTTCTCCTTCTAGGCATAACGTTTCATTCCTCTCTGGGCCTTGACCCACAGTTTGTCAGACTCTGTCTGAGCCCATGTTCTTGCTTTGCTAACTTCTTTACCCACACCAACGGGTTTGAGCCCCTCGGTTTCTATGTCGTGTGCTGATTTGCCGGATAATTGTTCGCTCTCCAGTTTCTCCAACCGTTCACTCTGTGTCGGGGACAACAATGTTCGCCCACCCTTCGTATCCGTGCTTCTCGAATATGAGTTCCGCTCGGTAAATCCTGTTGTACCTGATCGCTACCGTCGGGCCGCTCGTTTTGATGCTGTCCTCTGGCATCAGGATGATCCCAGGCTCATGGTCGTCAATCATCACGCCGTTCATCACGATAAAGCCGTCGTTGCCGACGCTGATGACCGTGTTCTCATCGACGATTTCCCAACCGTAGAACACTTTCAGTTTACGGTTTAGATTCATCGCTAGGCGCGCCATCATCGAAACTGCGATGTTGTGCGCGATGGACGCCGCCAACGCCGGGTCCTGATCACCAACGTGACCGCGGGCAATCCCCAACGCTGTGGACCACTGATCGTCCGCGACCTGGAGGGCGCTTGCCATCTCATCGAGATCGTTCTGTGGCACATCCTCGCGTCCACGAGCCATGTGGTGTCTGGGTAGGTTTTGATTCATGTCTTCCTCGCTGTTGTTTGTCATTTTGTCCTCGCTATAAGGGTCTTGACGAGATCGTTCAGGACGCTGTCCTGTCCTGCCTCGTCGCCGTCGGTTACGGCATCTACAACAACCCGCTTCTTCTGGATCAGTTCGTAGATGTCGTCATCGATGGTTCCGTCGGCCAGCATGTACCACGCTGACACGTTGTTACTCTGGCCGATGCGGTGGCAGCGGTCCTCGGCCTGATCGTGTTCGGCTGGGGTCCAACCCTGTTCAATGAACAATACGTCTGACGCTGCGGTGAGGGTGAGGCCCACACCTCCAGCCTTCATGTTCAGCACGATCACTCGGTTCTCTGGGTTGTTCTGGAAAGCGTCGATTGCTTCTTGGCGCTTGTCCATGGAGTCCTTGCCTGCGACACGCAGCCCGCCGTACTTGTTGGCGATCTCATCCACCACGGAAATATGGTGAGCGAAGACAACCAACTTGCGGTCGGTGCTGTCCAGGAATGAATCAATCCACTCGCATGCAGCGGCGACCTTGCCCTCACCGGCGAGCCGCTTCAGGGTCGTGATCTTCGCGAGGTGGTCGGCAGCGTTGCCGCCTGCGCCGTTCTCTGAGAAGTACGCCAGCGTGTCAGCCTCGGCTGCACGATACTGCTTGATGGCGGGGCCGCTCAGATCGACCTCGATGGTGTAGCGCTCCTTCTCGGGGAGTTCGGTCAGCACGTCAATCTTGTTGCGTCGGACGTAACAAGTTTGGCGGAGCGTCGTGTTCAACTATTCCTCGTTGGAGGAGCCCGTGAAATCCCAACCCCACCCGTTGTGCTTGGCGTTGCAGTACCGCTTACGGAAGTTCCACGACCCGCCGAAATCTTCGATGCGGTCCAGGATCTCCAACTGCGCCACCAACTCAATGGGGCGGTTCAGAACGGGCGTGCCTGTCAACGCCAAGACCATGCCCTCGTCGGGGATGGACGCTGCGATGTCCTTAAGCGCCTTGGTGCGTGCTGCGGCAGAGTTCTTCGCGTAGTGGCTCTCATCGAAGATCAGCGACTGGAAGCCAGCAGCGATCAGGGCGTCCTTCTGCTTAGAGAGAATGTCGTAGTTGATGATCACCACGTCAGCGTTTTTCACGCCAGCCTGGTTGTCCACGATGTGCGTGGTCTTGCCGGGAAGCCACATGCGGACCTCGCGCTGCCAGTTGTGCTTCAGGGAAGCAGGGCAGACGACGAGCGCCGGGTAGACGCCACCTGCCTGCACTGTTGCCAAAGCCTGAACGGTCTTCCCCAACCCCATCTCGTCGGCGATGAATGCCCGCCGCGTGTCGAGGGCGTAGCGGACACCTGCCCTCTGGAAGGGCCTAAGTGCGAGCGCCGCTCCTGTGTCTGGGTGAACAGTGCCGAGGCCCTTGACTTCAAGGTCGGCGTCTGTCGCCTCTGAATCAACGCCTCGGTTCACGGCCTCGGCTACCGACTTGTTCAGTTCGGCTTCGATCTCTGGGTCGATGTCGAAGCCGTGCGCGGCAGCGACGCCGAGAGCCTGCTGAGCCGATGTGGCAGGAACTACCCATACCTTGCGCTTGGAGTCCCACCTGCGTCCCGTGATTGCTTTGACGGCATCCACGACATCGCCCTCGTAGTCGAAGGTGAATACGAGGGTGCGCCCCTCAAGGGTAACGGTGCGCGACAGGGCAAACGCCTCGGGAGCGACTGCCTCTTGGCTGGAAAGAGCCTGCGCCGTCACGGCATCTGCCGCGAAGCCGTGAGTCTCCACGAACGTGCGGAGCATCCCAGCGGCGTCGATCGGGACAAGCCAGCGCTTCCTGCCAGGGCTCCACTCAGAACCGACGATCTTTCGGATGGCCGACACGAGGATGCCGTCGTACTTGAACGCAACGATGAACATGTCGTCCTCAAGGGTGACGGTGCGCGACAGGGCGGACTCGCGGGAGCGTTCCGCTTGGCGTGCTTCGTCGCGTCCGTCCCCACCGACCTCGGGCGGGACGGGGAGGTCGTCGTAGATGAAGCCGTATTCTTTCAACTGGCCTGAGTACTTGGCGAGCATGCGGTAGGTCTCCCAAGTGACAGCGTCCGACATTTCAGACGGGTCCATCTCTACGACCCGCTTGCCGAACTTGGTGTCGCTGCCATTGAAGCCGACACCATCGTCGGTATGGGCCCCGTCGCAGCGCGACGCTATAACGGCGCAGGCAGCCCAGATAGTGGACTTAGTGTCTTCTAGCGTGGTCGTGTTCATGTCTTCGCTCGTTTCGGTGGTTTGATTCACGCTTCTATACTACCACCGGTTGACCGAATTGACAACCCTGCTGGACGGCAGCGTCAGGGCTTCCTGCTGTTCATCCTCAACGTGTGGACCTCCCGCGCCAACGAAACCATCTGCTGAACCAACGGTTTCGACACACCCAATTTTCTCGCTATCTGAGAATAGGTAAACCCGCCGCCG